TTAGATGGAACCTGGGAATTAGTTTAAAAAATAAAACTTAATTAAAAGCGCCTTCGGGCGCTTTTTTTATGTACAAACCATTATAAATAGTGTATAATATAAAATAAAGGAATAAGTCATGCAAAGATTTAAATCATTTTTAAAGGAGATGTCCATGGCAGACACAACAGGCCTTGATTTTGAATTTATAAGACGTGCTGAAAAAGTAACTAAATTTAATATCGATGTAAGAGATTTAAAACCGGAATTACAACCTTCAATAAGATATCTATATACAAAAAATCAGTTTCCTAAGTTTGCTAAAAAAGATATGTTTATGAAAGATTTTAATGTTAAAAAAATTAATGCTGCAGTAAAAGAACTTAAAAAAGAAAATGCTACACATTTTTTTAATATGTATCAGTTTGATCAAAGCGGTATCGGTCCTGGCGAGTTGTTACTTTATTTTTTAATAGACAATTCAAGAGTTGGCGGTGGTGGTAGTGCAGGTGTTGACTTATATGTTAAAGGAAAAGAATATGAAGCAAAGTCAGTTACTTTTAATATAGGACGTCAACAAATTGAAGGATTTAAATTAGGTGGTAAAGGTGAATTAGCTCCTATATTATCCAAAGCACAAGCATTAAAAAAGAAATATGATAGTGAAATGGTTGCGGCTAACGATGGTAAAAAGAATGCCATATCTGAAATTAATAGAAAACAAATGGCAAAATTAAAACAACTAGAACCAAGAGCTTGGTCTCAAATAGAAAAAGATTACGCAAAAGTTGCAGGTGAATATTTTGGCGGAACAAATTTAGTTTTTATGTATAGTAAAGCTAATCCAAATAAAGTTGGCGAAATTATCGCTGCCGGTACAATAGATTCAAAAGCAGTTGAAATGCAAGCAATAACAAGTGGTACAATAAAACCAAGCATTAACTTAAAGGATATAAAACCATTACGATGAACTTTATAGAATTTATATCAGAACAAAAAAATACTCATATGACTCATATCGAGGACAAAGTCCTTTATGGCGGAGTCAATGGAACTCGAGAAGCAATACTTGCTTTAAGATCTTTACGAGATATGGTAGGAGGAGTTAAAGATGGAAACGTCAGTGTCAAATGGGACGGAGCTCCAGCTATTTTTTGCGGTAACGATCCTCGTGATGGTAAATTTTTTGTTGCTAAAAAAGGGATATTCAACAAATCTCCAAAAGTATACAAGACTGATTCTGACATTGATGCTGATACTAGCGGTGATCTCAATTTAAAATTAAAAGCAGCATTAAAGTATTTACCAAACATTGGCATCAAAGGTGTTATACAAGGTGACTTCTTATTTGGACCAGGTGATCTTAAAACAAAAAAGATAAAAGGTAAACCTTATCTTACGTTTCACCCTAACACAATCGTTTATGCTATACCATCTGGAACCGATGCTGCAAAGAAAGCAAAGTCAGCTAAGATCGGTATTGTGTGGCATACAACTTATAAAGGAACTGATTTTGAGAATATGAAAGCTTCTTACGGAGTTGATATATCAAAGTTTAGATCTAAAGATGTATGGTCACAAGACGCTATGTTAAGAGATATGACTCAATTTACTATGAGCAAAAAAGATACGGAGGAAGTCAATGCCCATCTTAGTAACTGTGGCAGGATTTTTAATAAAATTTCTGGTAATACCTTACGTACTCTCGAAGCTAACCGAAAGATTGCTGAAACTATTGAAACATTTAATAATACTTTTGTACGAAAAGGTGAAGTCATTGGTAACACCAAGACCCACGTTGAAAAGCTAATAAGATACATACAACAAAAGTTTCAAAAAGAGATAGATAAAAGAAAGACTGAAAAAGGTAAAGCAGTACAGCAACAAAAGCTTGACGAATTCTTAAAATTCTTTTCACCACAAAATAAAATAAGTTTACAAATGATGTTTGAATTACAAAAATCTATCATTCTAGCGAAATTAAAAATTATAAATATACTTAATAGATTAAATAGCGCACAAACCTTTTTAAAGACTCGTGATGGGTATAAGGTAACTGGTCAGGAAGGGTATGTCGCTATTGACAAACTTGGTGGTGATGCAGTGAAAATCGTGGACCGTATGGAGTTTTCATACGCAAACTTTTCACCAGAAATTATAAAGGGATGGGATAAACCAGGGAGGAACTGATGGCCCCACTTAAAAGATTTTCCGATATTATTAATGAACTCTCTATGAAATCGGATAAGAAACTTCCTAATTTAAAAACGCCTGTTAAAGGCAAAAAAGGTACAAGTAAATTCATGAGAATGAAGATACACAATGCACCTTATACATCCGATTATAAGAAAGCCATGAATGCTTCTGTGCAAAGTGCTGATAGGAAGCCAGAAAAATATATTAAGCCAGATGGAAAGGTCGGTATCAGAATGGTAAAGACCGACAAAGAAGTTATCAAGAAAGAATCAATTGATAATCACCCAAAAGTTAAAGCAGCTCGTAAAGCTCACGCTGCTGGTACATGGGACGGTAATGTGAATAAAGAAGGTGAAGCTGTAGTACACATTAACGGTAAACCTCATGTTGTAACTAACAAAAGTAAAACTAAAAATTTAAGGAAAGAAACAATTGATCATGATCGAATGAGATTCCAAGCAGCAGCTTCACAAAAAAAGAATCAAAAGAAAACGGACGATAAAGAAAAGAAAAGCATGGCTGCCAAAGCTGATATGGATATGAGAGCTCGAAAAGAAGATGTAACTCATATGACTATTCATAATGGCGCAGATGGGTTTAACTCAGCTAAAAAAGCTTCTCATAAAAAAGATTACGAAACAAAGCACGGCGTTAAAGTAAGTTTTAGCGGTAACGGCGTAACGTATTCTGGAAAAAAAGCAAATGTAACTAAAGCAGCTAGAGGTCATTTTCCGGATCATAAAGAAGATGGTATGCCAAGTGACATTCATAAATGGCATGATGGTAAAGACATCAGCGTAAAAAAAGAAGAAGTTCAAGTTGATGAAGCTGTAAAGAATTTATCTGGTGCAGATCAAGTTAAAGCTGCATTAAAGATAATAAGAGATAAAAGATTTAATATGAAATCTCAAATTGATAAGAAAACAGCTATTCAAAAGATTTCAAAAGATCTTTTAAAAGATCCTAAAGTTAAAAAAGAAATGGACAAGATCTATGAAGAGAATATTGATGAAGCTTTAAACTTAGCACAAAGAATGAAACGCTCAAGACTGATGAAGCGTATGAAATCAAGAATTAAAATTGGTAGACAAAGAGCCATGAAGAAAATGGCCAATAAAAAGACTATCGAAAAAAGAGCAATGAGGCAAGCAAGAAATCAACTTGCTAAAAAATTAACTAGAGGCATTCCTAAGAAAGAATTAACTTTTGCAAGAAAGCAAGAGATTGAAAAAAGACTTGCTAAGCCAGCATTGCAACAAAGAATTAAAAGAATTGCTAAAAGAATATTTAAAGATGTTCGTAAGAAAGAAGTGGAAAGAAAGAAAGGTTAATGATAAGTTCATTTAAACATTATTTGATAGAGGAAGAAAAGACCATATTCTTTACCTTCGGTCGTATGAATCCTCCTACAACTGGTCATGAAAAATTAATGAACGAGTTGGCAAAAAAGTCTGGTAAGAATCCTTATAGAGTTTACTTATCACAATCTACAGACAAAAAGAAAAATCCATTGGATTTTAGATATAAAGTTAAGACAGTTCGTAAGTTCTTTCCTAAGCATGCAAGAAGTGTAATGCTTGATAAGAAAGTAAAGAGTGTCTTTGATGCAGTAACTGAAATGTATAATGACGGATTTAAAAATATAACAATGGTGGTTGGATCAGATAGAATAAATGAATTCAATACACTATTAAAAAAATATAATGGAGTTAAAGCCAGACATGGTCTATATAACTTCAATAAAATCAACGTAATTTCAGCCGGAGACAGAGACCCGGATGCAGACGATGTAAGTGGAATGTCTGCATCTAAAATGAGAGAATTAGCAAATGAAGGAAATTTTACACAATTCACTCAAGGGCTGCCACGGAATGTTTCAAATGCAGACGCAAAGAAAGTATATAATGAAGTAAGAAAAGGTATGGGACTAAAAGAACAAAAGGAATATTTTAATAAGTTACATTTCGAGCCTGTCTCTGAGAAAAGAGAGGCATATGTTAAAGGAAATTTGTTTAATATTGGTGATCATGTTACTATCATGGGCAGTGACGAACTCGCTACTGTTACCAGTCTTGGAACTAATTATGTTATCGTAGAGTCTGGTGGAAAGCTATATCGAAAATGGCTATCAGACGTAGAGTTACTTGAAAAAGATTTTAAAGATAGAGTAAGACAAGATCCAGATATTAAAGATAAAAAAGGAACACAACCAGCACCTTACTATAAAGGATTATCAAAATCTACTAAGAGTAAAAGACTTGCACATTTTAAAAAGCATGCAAAGATGGATGACGATAATCCAGCAGCTTATAAGAAAGCACCTGGTGATGCAGGTACTAAAACAAAATTAAGTAAACATACTCTAAAATATAGAAAAATGTTTGGTGAGGATGCTGTAGAAATAGCAAAGAAAAAAATAGAACGTGAAAAAATGGTCGATAAAATGAAACATGCTAGAATGTTAGATCGCGCCAAAGTTAGAAAAATTAAAAATAGGAGTAAAGCAAATGCTTAGATTTTCAACTTATGAAGAGTCCTTCGACGAGTTACTTGAAAACGAAGGCTTAAAGAAAAAAGCAGCCAAGTCAGGTATATCTCTAGGTACTTTAAAGAAAGTATATAATCGAGGCATGGCAGCTTGGAGAACAGGACATAGACCGGGTACCACACCACAGCAATGGGGAATGGCTCGAGTCAATTCTTATATTACAAAAGGTAAAGGTACTTATTACGGTGCTGATTCAGATTTAAGTGGTAAAGGTAAAAAGAAAGAAAAGAAAGAAGGTTATGTGTCAATGGCTCAACAAAGAGCAGTATGGGCAACACGTAAAGATGGCGGTAAAGGACATCCGGACAATAAAAAGAAAAAGAATAAGAAAGAAGATGTACAAGAAATCTCAAAAACTCTTGCAAAAAATTATATAGGTAAGGCTGCAAGAGACATGTATCATAAAGGTCAACAACAAGCTACTGCAGATGCTATAAGTAAATTAGGCGGACCAAATAAATCATATAAGAAAAGTCCT